AAAGAGTAGAAAGAGCATTTAAGAGAATAGGTAGAATACCACCTGCATTTCAAGAACTTACAAAAGGCGATTTAGCTTTAGTACAAAATTTAAAGCAACAATACTTTACACAGTTTAAAGATATATCAAATACATTCACTAGAACATTGTCAGACAAGGTTTATCAAAATACATTATTAGGAAGTGAATTTACTGTATTAGAAAAAGAATTAAGACAAACTATTAATGGTATTTATGCAAGTTCTAAAGACCCAGAAATGAATAGATTAGTTAAGTTTGTTAAAAACAATAAGAATAAAAAACGTATGCAACGTAAGGTAGAGAAAGCAGTTGCTACATTACAATCTAAATTTGGCAGAGATAGAGCTGGAGAAAACATGAAAAGATATGCAGGTCAGCTATTAAACGACTCATTAAGAGACTTTGATGCAACATTAAACTTTAACAAAGCTAATGATGCAGGACTTACTTATGTTAAGTATTACGGAGACATCATTCCTACAACTAGACAAATATGCAGAGGTTTGGTAAGTAGAACTATCGGTAAAAAAAATGGACTTTTTACGATTGATGAAGTCAGAAAACTATGGGCTAGTCGAAGTTGGACTGGTAAGAAAGCTGGAAATCCTTTGGTAGTTCGTGGTGGTTATAATTGTCGTCATCAATGGAGCTACGTCAGTCCTGATTGGTTTGATAGTAGCGGAAAACTAATAACTTAACAAAGGAGTGAACTATGTCCGAAGAACAAAAAACTGTTGCACCTGCAACACAAGAAACACCAAAAGAAGAACCTAAAGTAGAAGTTACAAAAGCAAAAGAAATGACTTTTACACAAGAGCAATTAGATAACATTATTAAATCAAGATTAGATGCTGAACAAAAGAAGCATCAAAGAATGTTAGATGATGCAAAGAAAAAAGAAGAAGATGCTGCTAAAGAAAAGCTAGTAAAAGAAGCTAAATCAAAAGCAGAACTTGAAAAACTTATGCAACAAAGAATATCTGAAAAAGATACAGAAATTTTGAAGTATAAGAACGAAATTAAAAAAGAAAAGATTGATAACTCTGTATTATCTATTGCTTCTAAAAATCAAGCAATTAATCCAGGTCAAGTTGTTGCCTTACTAAAAGATGGCATCAAATTAAATGATGATGGAAGAGTAGAAATACTTGATAATAATAACAATATTCGATATAACGAAAAAGGAAACCTTTTCACAATCGAAGAGAGAGTTAAAGAGTTTTTAGATGCAAACCCACATTTCCGTCAAGGGTCAAAGTCTGGATCAGGAAGCCAGAGTGCCATCGAGGGTAAAACTGTAAAACCTTTCAACATTCAGGAACTAGACATGAGTAAGCCAGAGGATCGTGCAAAGTATGCAGAGTATCGCAAACAACGAGACTCGAAACCTACTCAAATTAACTTAAACAAATAAATATAAGGAAAAATAACAATGGCAAACGAAAGCACAAGTTCTACGCTATCGGAACTATACACAGAGATAGTGGCAGAGGCATTATTCGTAGCAAGTGAAAAATCAATTATGAGACCACTTGTAAAAAATTATGCTATATCAGGTGGTGGAAAGTCAGTTGAAGTTCCAATCTATGCAGCAGTAAGTGCAGCAGCAGTATCGGAAGCATCTGATTTATCTAACACAGCAATCAATCCTACTTCAGTTACTATAACAGCATCTGAAAATGGGATTATGACAACTTTAACAGACCTAGCAAGAAATGCAGCTCCAAGAAACGTAGCAGCAGATATTGGTAGATTGTTTGGTGAAGCGATTGCAAAAAAACAAGACACAGACCTAACAGCATTATTTGATGGTTTTAGTACAGCAGTCGGTTCTGGCTCAACAGCTTTAACTGCAGCATTAGTATTTCAATCAATAGCAAATGTAAGAAACGCTGGAGTGTCAATGGACGGAGTATCAGCAGTTTTACATCCAATGGTCGCTTATGATCTTAAAGCTAATTTGACTAATACTTTTGCAAATGCAAATGGTAATGATTTAGCAAACGAAGCATTAAGAAATGGTTTTGTTGGAAGATTAGGTGGAGTACCTATCTATGAAACAACAAACATAGATAACGATGGTACTGCTGGAGATTACAAACAAGGTGTGTTCCATAAAGACGCATTAGGTTTAGCAATGATGCAAGACCTCAAAATCGAAACTCAAAGAGATGCTTCTCTACGAGCAGATGAGATTGTTGCAACTTCAGTATATGGTGTTGGAGAATTAAACGATACTTATGGTGTCGAATTACACTCTGATTCATCAATCCAATAATAATTGGGTACTTTGTGAGGGTGGGCAACTGCCCTCACTTTTAACAAAGGAGAATATATGGATATACAATTAACAAATGGCAAAAAAACAATAACAAGATCAAAAGAGCAATACGAAGCTAATAAAGCACATTTTAAAGTAAGAGGTTTCACACCATTAAAAGAACAATCAGCAGTAAAAAAGGTTGTTGAAAAAGCTAAAAATGTTGTAAAACTTAAACCAGGTAAAAAGAAAAAAGGAAAAAAGTAAGATGGACAAACTAGACAAGATAGGTTTTTTTATAGACGATAATCCAAGACCGATAGTCATAGGACTTGTTATTGTTATAGTTATCTTACTGGTGGTATAATATGGCAAACTTTACAGGTGCAAATGTTTGTGATGTTGTCGAAATAGAAACATATCAACCAGATGTTTTTAGTTTTGGTATTGCGTCAGGAGACTCTAAAGTTTCACACTACATTACTCAAACAACAAACGATATTTTTAGACAGTTAAGGATTGAGTGGTTTCCAACTTACAAAAGCAATATCTATACAGATATAACTGTTTTAAATACTGCTGAAATGGTTAATACAAAAGTTAATTTAGATCAGTTTAAAAGAGCTGGTGTATATTTATTTTTATCAAGATATTTTTTACCATCATTAACTAAATTTAGACCTGAAGCTGACAAAGATCGTTTTGAAAGAATGATTGAGTTTTACAATTCAGCTTTTGTCAAAGAGTTTCAAACTATATTGCAAGACGGAGTAGAGTACGATAGCGATTCTGGTGGAACAGTAACTGCTAGTGAAAGAGAACCTCTACATGGATATAGAAGATTAACAAGATAATGAAAACTTGTAAAAAGTGTGGTTGCACTTGTCATTGCAAGGATGAGTTACACGCAGACGACTACGGAGTTTGTACTTGTGATGATTGTAGATGTAGTCCTGCACCAACCAATGAGCAATAATGGGAATACAATTATCTATAAAAACTAATCAAAAACAAGTCTCAAAAAATATAAAAAGATACCAAAGTTTCTTACCTAGAATATTTGATAAAGGATTAAAACAAGCAGGATTTCATTTATTAGAAATTATCAAAGAACTTACAAAGAAAGGTGTTGATTTTAGACGTATGCCTTTTGCTCCGTATTCAGAGGGTTATATTAAACGATTAGAAAAAGAGGGAAAAAAAACAACAGTAGATTTGTTTTACGAGGGTCGTATGTTAGGTAGTCTTACTCCCTCATCAACTATTAAAAAAAGAGGCAAAGATAAAGTAACTTTAGCTTTTTCTAACGCACAAATGAGACAAAGAGCTTTATTTAACCAAGTTTTAAAAGAACCAAAAAGAAAGTTTTTTGGGTTTGATAAAAGGACAGAAAGGATTATAAATAAAGGGTTTGAAAGATTTGTTGCAAAACATTTAAGAAGAGTAAGAATATGAGTGTAAGAGAAAACATAGCAAGTAACATAAAAACAGTTGTAGATGCAATAAGCAGTCCTGATGTAAAATTATGCACAAGGCAACCATTTGAATTAGAAGAATTATCACAAGCACAATACCCAGCAGTAATAGTACAAACATCTGAAGAAAACAGAGAAGATTTAGAACTAGGAAGTGGTGCTAAAACAAGAACTGGTACTATTGATTTTGTATTACTAGGTTTTGTCAAAGGTGCTAACACAAATATAGACACTTTAAGAAATGAGCTTATTACTGCCATTGAAACAGCTTTAGAAAGTGATATAACGAGATCAGGCAACGCATTAGATACAGAAGTCGTACAAGTAGAAACAGACGAGGGTACATTGTTTCCTGTAGGCGGTATTAGAATGGTTGTTAGATGTATGTATCAATATCAATCTGGAACACCATAGGAGGTTAAATGAACAAAGATAAAATACTAGATAAAATAGAGAAAAAAATAGACCAAATAGAAAAGTTACATGATAAGGAATCTTTACTCTGTGAAGAAGTCAAAGACTTAATATCTGAAATAAGAGAGGAAGATATTGAAGAAAATGATGACATTGAAGAAGAAGATTTTGACGATGAAGATATTGACGATGAAGAAGATAAGTAGTACAAGGATTTATTATGGCTAAAGATATTAAATTATACAAAGATGGGCATGAAGTTATAATTAACGAAACTCAACTTGAAAATTTTATTGCTCTTGGTTATAAGCGAGAACAAGACAAACAAGATAAACCAAAAAAGGAAAATAAAAAATGGCAACACACTTCGGAAAAGAGGGCGTAGTTAAAGCTGGTGGAACTGGTATAGGAGAATTAACTGGTTACACACTTGAAACAACTGCTGATGTTGTAGAAGATACTCAATTATCAGATGCAACTAAATCATTTGTAGCTGGAAGAACATCATTTTCAGGAACTTTAGAAATGAGTTATGATGAAACTGATTCTCCACAACAAACATTAACTGCTGGAACTTCAATTTCTTTTGTATTAGGTCCAGAGGGTGATGGTTCAGGAGATGAAATTTTTTCAGGTTCAGGAATTATTACAGGTATGAGTGTTAATGTTGGATTAGATGCAATAACTACAAGATCAGTTACTTTTCAAGGCACAGGCACATTAACAAGAGGAACTGCTTAATATTAATTTATGTCAGTTATTGACAGAGCCAAATCACACTTTGAGAGTTTAGGCACTCAATCTATTGAAGTACCTGAATGGAAAGATGATGATGGCAAACCTACTGTTATTTACTGGAATCCAATTACTTTAGCTGAAAAGAATAGATTATTAAAAAAGTCTGATTCTTTAAACGATGTGTCATTGTTAGCAGATATTCTTATTATGAAAGCTCTTGATAAGGATGGCAAAAAGATGTTTTCATTAGAAGATAAAATTCCTTTAATGCACAAAACCGATGCAGATGTATTAGCCACCATTGCCAATAAAATGGTAGCAGCTATAAGTCCACTAGAAGTAAAAAAAAACTAAACTCCGATCCTGAATTAAAGAATTTACTTATCGTTGCAGATAGATTAAAAATAACATTATCCCAGCTTTTAAAAATGGAAGTATGGGAGTATAATCATTGGTTAGGTTATTTTATGCTTGAAAAAGAAGAACATGAAAGACAAGCAAGA